AACTGCACAAGGTTTTCTATGTCCAGGATGTGCCACCAATAGACAGACAGAACAACAGAGACTGGATGCCAAATTTCGCAAATTGCCCATCATTCAAGAGAGTTTTGATAATCGCATTATTAAAAACCCAAATTCCGCCTAAGAAACAACAATAAGCATAAATAAGCATAAGATCCTGTGAACATCACGGGGTCATTCAATAACAACAACACTCTTAAAAGGAGGCGATGCACGATGTCAGAAAATACATTGGTAAACGATAAGGCAACTGATGCCACAGCGGCAACCACCGCAGAAAATCAGGCACCAGCGGATAAATCATACAGTCAAAAAGAAGTGGATGATATGATGGCCAGAATGAAAGGGTCATTGCAAAAGAAACTTTTAAAACCGTATGAAGATTTGGGAGATCCAGAAACATTACGTCAATTGAAAGCAGAAGCTGAAGCGAAAGCACAGGAACAAGCAATCAAGAGAGGTGAGTTTGAAAAGACTCTTAAAGAATTAGCCGCTAAAAAGGATTTAGAGATCCAAAAGCGAGATGCTCAGATCAGAGAATACAAGGTGAATACACCTTTACTGAATGCGGCAGCCAAACACCGTTCTGTTAATCCAGAACAAGTGCGACAGCTGTTGTCAAACAGAGTCAAATTAAATGATCAGGGCGACGTGGAAGTGCTTGATGATAAAGGCAGTGTGATGTATAATGATAAAGGATCACCTGTGGATGTGGATACATTCGTGGGCAATTGGTTGTCACAAAACGCACATTTTCAATCAGCAAGTGTTAGCACCACCAACAGCAAATCCAGTATGGGCTTTGAAGCCGCAGAAAAATTTGACATCTCAAAATTGGACATGAAGAATCCTAATCATAGGAAGATTTATGCTGAGGCCAAAGCCAAAGGCAAGATCTAAAACATTAACGCCAATTATCAAGGAGATACTCAATGGCTAACAACACAACAATCAACAGCGAACTGTTTACGAATTTATTGGTTCAATCTCAGTACGCTATGTATGAAAACTCAATCGCTAGACAATTAGCGACTGTGTTTGATTACCCAGTTAATTCTGGAAAAGTAGTTCAAATTCCAGTATGGGGTTCACTAAACGCTTCTAAACCAGGCGAAGGTGTAGCACCATCAGCACAAGACACCAACACAACTTCTAAAACTATCACTTTAGAAGAACACGTGGTTTACGCTCAAGTGACAGATTTCTTAAGAGATTCTGCACAAGAAGATGTGATCACATCACTAGCAAACCAATCAGGTTTAGCATTAGCAGAAGCAATTGACAAAGAAATGATTTCTTACTTTGCAACTGTGTCTAACTCTATTGGAACAGCTGGTTCTGACAACACAGCAGTGGACATTATGAAAGCTGCCGCGACGATCAGAGGCAACAAATATAGCGGACCTTTATTTGCTATATTGAACCCAAAACAAGCATACGGTATCAAAGCCGCTCTAACTGCAACAACTGCTTACACTGCTAACACAAACGTAGGTAACAACATTTTGTCAAACCAATTTATTGGTACATTGGCTGGTGTTCAAATCTATGAATCAGCATTGGTAGTAGCTGACGGTTCAGACGATGCAACTGGTTGCGTATTCGCCAAAGAAGCTTTTGGTTTAGCTCAAAGAGGCGGAATTGCTATGGGAACTCAGAGACAAGAAACCACTAGATCTACAGACGTTGTGATGACTGCTGTTGCTGGTGCCACTCTTATCAGACCTGAGTTTGCTGTTAAAATAATTGGTGACGCATTAGTATAATATACTATAGAAGGAGATCAAAATGGCTTTTATTTCTTCAGGTGGAACGGTGATCAGCTTTGCTGACTACGATGACGTATACGCAAGAGATCAACGACTGTTTGACGCAAATGAAGGACTTACTGATGATCTCATTGAAGATCTATTAATCAGAGCCACGGAGCGTATTTTAACCAAATTACGCTCCAGCTCTTGGTGGAGATCCTACTACATCACCAGAAGCAGCGGCAGCACATTCAACACAATAGCTGATGTGCCAGCACTGAATGCAAATAAAATCAAAGGCAGACAGAATGATTTCACTGACCTTTGCGTTTATACAGCATTGAGTGAATTGGTTCTACCAATGATTGCTGACTTTGGCAATGAAAATAACGCAGAGAGACAAAAAATGGGTTATTACACTTCCAAAGCAGACATATTATTGTCAGAGCTGATCACTGCAGGTGATTGGTATGATTTTGATGGAGACAACACAGTTGAATCCACAGAAAAAACACCAGGACAAGTGAGCTTAAAGAGAGTTAGATAGAGATGAGAACAGAAGTCGTTGATTATGTTCAAGGTTTGAATCTGGGCACATTCACAGTGAGCACAGAACTGCCTTACACTGAATCTGGTCAGGCTTTGTATGTTAAAAATCCCAAAAGGATTTATGTGGACGAGGAACAGATTGTTTCAGAACCACTTGTACAGGCTTTGGACGGCATCAGCATAGTCAATGAAGAATCCACAGTAACCATTTATTTTTCCGTGGATAGTAAATTAGTGCCAGCCAATTATGACTCAGTGGTCACAGCATTGAAAGGTGCCAAAAACATCACAACCATCAGCGGAGTATTTCGCAGAGAGTTGGATGTGAGCACAGGATATGATGGTGATCTATTGATAACAGAATTGGCAATACGTTTTAACAAAATAACATAAGGAAATACCATGGCTTATATTAACCCAGCTCCAGGCACTGCATCGCAAATAGTTTTAAAACTAGACTGCGGTATTGCTTTGGGCACCCTAACATTGGGAGGTTCGCCTCTTACTGTGCCAGCATTACAGGATATTACCATTAATGCTGCCAACGACGTGTTCACTTGGTCACAATTGGATGCTACTGCTAAACAGCAAGTGGCCACCACTTCTACCAACTCTATCGCAATGAATTTGGTAGTAGACCCCACAACATTCTTTGGCACCACATTGGCTTCTGTGCAAACAGACACTGTGGCAGCACAAGGCATATTGGGTTTGAGCAGAAACAAAACTCTTGTGACTTTCAGTTTGAAATTCCAAGAAGGTGGCGCCACTGACCGTTTTATCAAAGGTCAAGGCTACATCACTGGACTTGCTCCAACTCTAACAGCAGATGCTCCTGTATGGGTATCTCCAATCACAATCACTGTGACTGGTGAATACACATCAAGTGCAACTGAATAATAATTGATTTAGAATAGGGGACTAACCTCCCCTATTTCTAACACAACACTAAATATTTGGTAGATTAATGGATTTGATAGAAAATAAAAGCACCCAAGACCTGCTACGCAGTATGCTGGCAGAAGTGGCCAAAGCCAAAAACGAATTGGCCTGTGCTCAAATGGATATCAAAAAGGCCACCAATAGATTGGGTTTCAGTCTAATGGTGTTAAACAAACTGATCAACAGGAAAGAAGATAAACAGATATGAAACTAGCAGAACTCGCAGCCAAACCCAAACTAATCAAAATCATTTTGGATGATGAAGAAATTCGTCAGAGCTACAATGATTCATTGGAATTCTATGTGTATGATCGTCAGGACATGGAGACATTCATTAAACTGGCCACATTGGACAGCAAGGATTTCAGCAAACTCACAGATTTAATCAACAGTTTGATTTTGGATGAGACAGGTGCAGCCATAGTGAAAGAAGGTCAGATATTGCCCAGCAACATCTTGATCAAAGCCATTCAGAAGGTGGTGGAAACTTTGGGAAAGCACCAGCAGCCAATTACGACCAAATAGACCCTGGTCTGAACATTTGGCTCACACTGGACTTCGTGGGTAAAAGATACGGAGTTATGCCCAGTGAAATACTACGCAGGGGTGAGTCCATAGACATATGGATTGCTCAATTGGGTGTGGGATATGAAAATTATCTACACCAAAAAATGAGTGGCAAGGCAGTGCCCAACACAGCCAAACCCACTGAAGCAGAATTAATGCAAATGTGGCAACGAGTGAAACTGGATGAAGATAAAAATAAACACACAGGACCTTAAGAGATTGGTCAAAGACGCACAAAAAGAACTGCGCCAAGTGATGCGTGAAAGCCACAAATATTTTCGTGACATTACTCCCAAACGCAACGGATATGCACAAAGAAACACCCAGTTAAAGAACAACAAGATTGAGGCTAATTACGATTATGCTGGTGCATTGGATGCGGGCAAAAGCCGTCAAGCACCCAAAGGTATGTCAGAACCCACCATTGAACAGATGGAAAAAGAATTTATACCCAACGCAGTAGAAAGGATCAACCGTGGCACGAAGTATTAGAGTAACCTTAGAACTGGATACCAAACCCTTTATAGATGGTTTGAAAAAGGCAGAACAAGCCAGCAATAGTTTTGGTAATGCGTTTGCAACCAACAATCAAAAAGCCAATCAAAGTTTTGGAGCACTGCAAGGATCTTTAGCACAATTTACCAAACTGTTGGGAGTAGGAGCATTGATTGCCTACAGCAAAAATGTGATAGGCATAGGAGATTCCATCAATGATCTCAGTGAAGCCACAGGTTTTGGAGTGGCAGGCATTGTGGGATTACAGAACGCATTGGCCACCAGTGGAGGCACAGCAGAATCAGCAGGCAGTCTACTAACCAAATTCAGTCAAACCTTGGATGATGTGGCACAAGGCAGTGACAAAGCATTGAGTCAATTTGAAAGAGTTGGTTTAAGTTTAAATGATATCAAAGGAGCCACACCTGAACAAGTGTTTCAAAAAGTGGCAGAGCAGTTGGCCAAGATGCCAGCCAGTGCAGAAAAAACAGCACTGCAAATGGAATTATTTGGTAAAGCAGCCAAAGGTCTAGCCATCAATGAACAATTCATAGAAAATTTAAGAAAATCTCAAGAAAGAGCAGAACAGTTTTCAAGTGCCATTTCCACAGCAGGCAAATTTGTAGATACTGTGAGCAACTCAGTACAAGATTTAGGTTTAAGATTTTTGGCTGTGTTGGAACCTGTATTACAATTAGTTTTAGATTTGGGTAAAACATTCAGCAATCTAGATAAAATTGTTAAAGAAGTAACCAAAGGTATGTATGGTTTGGCAGACGCTGTACAAGCAGTGGTCAGTGCCGCACTGCTTTTCTTCCCCATAGGTAAAGGTTTGCAATTACTGCAAAGAGGATTGGGAGCATTGGGATTATTGGATGTGGGCAAAAAAATGGCCAAAGGTTTAGATGAAGCAGATGATGCTCAAAAAAATTTAAACAAGAGCACCAAAGAAACTGTAGGGGCTACCACAATACAAACTCAAGCCAATAAAGATTTACTTGCAACTTTAGAAAAAATTACCACAGAATATAGAAATCAGAATAAAGAACAAATAGATTCTTTAAGAGCTGAAACAAAACTTTTGGGTTTGTCAGACGAAGAGCAAGAAATACAAAAAAAATTATTGCAATTTCAAAATCAAGAAAAGAAATTATTAGAATCTTTGGAAGATAAGAAAAGAACAGCTAGAGGTGAAAACCTAAAAGCAGTTGAAGAAGAAATAGCAAAATTTAAAGCAGGTCAAGAAGGAAGAACCAAAACATATGAAGAAGAATTAAGAAAAAGACAAGAAGCAGAAAGAAGTTTCAGCACAGGATTCAGTAATGCAATGGAAAATTACATATCTGATGCAACCAATGCCGCAAGGATTGCCAGAGAAGTGTTTGAAACTGCCACCAAAGGCATGGAAGATTCCATTACCAAATTTGTAAAAACTGGCAAACTAAGTTTCAAATCATTGATTGCTGACATTTTAGAAACCATACTACGCAGTCAAATACAAGCCATTGTGGCACAGATATTCAGCATAGGTAGAAATGCTGGAGGACAGATTGGTAAAGTTTTGGGCATACCAGGATTTGCCAATGGAGGTATGATACCCAATAATGGTCCAGTATTGGTAGGAGAACGTGGTCCAGAAATTATATCAGGTGCCGCAGGTAGAATGGTCACTCCTAACAATCAATTGGGTGGTGGCACAGTCACATATTACATCAATGCAGTGGATGCCATGAGTTTCAAACAATTGGTGGCACAGGATCCACAATTCATTTATGCACTAACAGAACAAGGGCGCAGAAGTGTGCCTCAAACAAGGAGATAACCCATGGCATTTCAAAGTATCATAGATAATGCTCAAAGCATCAGCATTGCCAAAAGAAAAAAAGTATCACAAACTGTTGCCAGAGATGGCACAGTAAAAACCACCAGCACAGGTGGACAAATTTGGGAATTCAGAGTAAGATATCCTGACGGACCCAAATGGACAGAATTAAGACAGAGCATTGAAGCATGGGAAGCCAAAGACAGAGTGAACACAGATACCATACAATTGAACAGTGCCAATCACAGTTGGATATCCAAATATCAAGGCAATTTGGGCAGTACCTCAGGCATCACAGTGAGTTTCAGCAGTGGCAACACAGTGTCTATCACAGCAGGAGCCACAGGATTAACTGCAGGACAATACAAGTTTAGAGCAGGTGATTTGATTCAATTGGGATCCTCAGGCGCAGTGTATTCAGTGGCCGCAGATGTGGCACACAACAGCACCACCATAACCACACACAGACCCATCAGAGAAGCAGCAGGCAGTTATAGTTTGATTGTGGGACCAGCAGTGACTTGGACTGTGTATTGCGTGGAATTTCCCAACTGGACATTGTTTGCCAGAGATCAAGTGAGTTGGAGCGGCGATTTCGTTTTTGTGGAGGCGCTGTAAATGGCTCTTAACCTTTCAGCATACGACAGCATTCAGACCAATCTGTTTGTGAAGATTGTGATACCCAGCTATGCCACACTCACATTCAGCGATTATCACAAAAGCATCACCATTGATTCAGTGAACTATTCTGGTTTAGGACAATTATTAAGCGTGTCAGACACCAATGCCAGTTTGAGAGCATCACCACAAGATGTGACCATTGCTATTTCAGGCATACCCTCACAGAACATCACAGACATACTCAATAACAAATTGGTAGGCAGTGATGTGAGAATCACCAGAGGCATATTTGATGTGAACACAGGAGCTCTAGTGAGTGCCATTGCAGGCAATCCAGTGGGTAAGTTTGTGGGGTACATCAACAATTTTGATATCACAGATGATTTGGAACAGGGTGCTGCCACAGGCACAATCACCTGTACCATGACCTGTACCTCAGTGGTGGAGCAATTGGAAAACAAAATCACAGGACGCAGAACCAATCCCATTGATCAAAAAGCATTGTATGCCACAGATGAATGTTTTGATAGAGTGCCAGCATTGGCCAAATCCAACTATAACTTTGGAGCAGACAAATGAGTTGGTTAAGTGGCATCACAAACATTGGTAAAAAAATACTTGGCAGCAATTTGGGAGGCACACTGGTTAAGACTGCCATATTGGGATATCTTATCAACAGATTGCGACGCAACGCACTCAAAGACAATGCACCCAAAAATGAAAACATTGATGGTGGAGTTAGATTGCAGATCCCACCTGCTTCAGACAACAAGATTCCCGTGCTGTATGGCACTGCTGTGATGAGCGGTATTATCACAGATGCAGAAATGAGCAACAACAACAAAAGAATGACCTATTGCTTGACCATTTCAGAAAAAACAGGCACACTGATGAGCACAGGTGCTGCCAGTGCATATTTGTTCAAACAAGTGTATTGGAATGATCAACGAATCATATTCAAAGCAGATGGATTCACAGTGGATTACACAGTGGACAGAGAAGGCAATCAGGACTTGAGTCTTAGAGATTTGGTCAAAGTTTATTGTTATGCAGGCAATGCCAGTACCACCAGCATACCAGAAAATTATACCAATGCCTCATATCCAGCGGCGTACACAGTGATGCCAGGTTGGGCACTGTCCACACACATCATGACCAATTTGATATTTGTGATTGTGGAAGTGAATTACAACAGAGAAAAGAATGTCACAGGCATAGGAGATATGAGATTTCAAATACAAAATTCAATGAACAAACCAGGAGATGTAATGCGTGATTATCTCACCAACACTGTGTACGGTGCTGGCATTGATGTGGCGGAGGTCTACACCAGCTAATGGACAGTTTAACCACACTCAACACATATTCAGCCACATCCGTACCCTACACAGATGAAGCGGCAGGCGCAGCCACACTCACCAATCGTTATCAAATCAATGGAGTGATAGACACTGCACTGCCAGTGATGGAGAATTTGGAAAAGATCAGTTCAGCCGCAGGCAGTTGGCTCAGCTATGATGTGAGCACAGGCAAATGGGGAGTAGTGATCAACAGAACTGGATCTTCAGTGGCCTCATTCAACAACAGCAACATTTTGGGTCCAATCAGTGTGAGCGGCACAGGATTGAAAGATTTATACAATGCTGTGAGAGTGGAATTTCCCAACAGAGACATCAGAGATGCCAGCGATTTTGTCAAAATAGAATTGCCTGCAGGTGAAAAAAATGCCAATGAATTGCCCAACACATTAAATTTGGCCTATGACAACATCAATGAACCAGTTCAAGCACAACTGTTGGGATTTATAGAATTAAAACAGAGCAGAGTGGATCTGTTGATCACATTTGAAACAGATTACAGCAACATCAATCTACAAGCAGGTGACATCATAGATGTGACCAACAGTCAATTTGGTTTCAGTGCCAAATTGTTTAGAATTATCTCCATTGCTGAACGTCAAGGAGATTCAGCCATCACCATTGAGATCACGGCATTGGAATATGACAGCACAGTGTACAGCACAGCAGATCTCAGCAGATTTGTGCGTAGTGACAGCACAGGTATCATAACCATAGGCAGTATTGGCACACCAGGCACACCAGTGGTGACCAAATATGAAAGAGACAGCAGACCAAGAATTGTTGTGACCAGCACAGCACCCACAGGCATTGTGGAGGCCATGGAATTTTGGAGAACCACAGATGTACTGTTGGCAGAAAGTGCCAGAAGTTATCAACAGATTGGCACACAGAGACCCACAGGTGGTGGCACTTATTCCAGTGGAGACACAGTTACCTTTGAATTGGACACATTGAATGCCAGCGATTTCTTTATCAAAACCAGAGGCATCAATGATCTCACAGTGGGTCAATTCAGCACACCATCAGGATTGGTGGAATATGTGCCAGAACAAACCACAGATGCCATAGATCCCAATACCAATATCAGAGACGCATTGGGCGCCATTGTCACAGCACAATCTTTGTTCACATTATTAAATTTATTGGATGATCTGTTGGCAGGTATCACAGGCAAAAGCATTTGGGATCGTATCAAAGATTTATTTCAAGAAGCCACAGGCATTGATATCAACACTGGAGGAGCCATACAGGCAGCCAGTGCTATCACTATCAGTGATGAAGGAGTATTAAAAACCAATCAACTGACCAGCATTAACTTTGTGGGTTCAGGTGTCACAGTGACCAACACAGGCGGTGCTGTGACTGCTACCATCACAGGTGGTGCAGGATCAGGATTAAGTGTGGTAAACACTCCAGAAGAAAGTGACACAGTGGCCTGGAATGGCACAGCATGGGTGGCAGTGGAACCTTGTTGTCCCATCACTTGGCCCACAGGCTATGCTCCAGGTTATGTGCCTCCCACACCCACTTGCTATTTGACTTTCAATACCAGATATCCACCAGACAGAACCACACAGGTGGATCCATTAACAGGAGCCAGCAGTGATTTGGCACCTATCACAGGCAACTATTATTTGGTCATGGGTGCAGGTGGTGCTACCACATTTCATGGACCAGTTTCAGCAGGATCAGGTGATATCAAACTGTACAAATCAGATGGCACATTGGTAGAAACCAAAACAGCCAGTCAATTAACATTTGATAAAAATGTGGTATCAATTCCATTCAGCACCAGATCATTGAAAACAGATTATTACATCACCATGGATGAGGGTGTGATTGCATATTGTTCTTGCGTTTCACCTGCCATCACAGCTACCACAGGATCAGGAGCTTGGAACTTTAATACTCCAGCATACTCCACCACTGCATACACAGTCACAGGCAGTGACTTTACTGCACCAAATTCAACTGTACCCACAGTGAGTTCATATGCACCATCAGGTGCAAACGTGTGTCCCAATGGAGATTTGACCATCACTTGGAACACCACTGTGTTAAAAAATGTGGGCAATATCTATATCAAAAGATTCAGCGATGATGCCACTGCACAGACCATTGATGCCAGCACTGCCACAGGATCTGGTGCCACATTAAACTATGGTGCATTGAGTGCATTGGCCAGCAACACACAATATTATATTCAAGCAGATGCAGGCATTGTGAAAAGCAACAATGGTGATTGCTTTCAACAGGCAGTATCAGCTGCCATTACCAAAGCCAGCAACAGAACATTTACCACTTATGCTGGATTGAGCATTATTGGTTTTGTGGTGGATTCAGATCCTCCCATTGCCAGCGATCCCACACGTCAAAAAGTAAATCCTCAGAGCAACATTGGAATTCAATTCAACAGAAGTATTGATTTGCACAGCACAGGCACAATCACATTGAACAGCAGTGCTGGTGTGCATCAGACATTTGATGTGTCAGACATTTGGAACACAGACAAAGTGAGTGAATTGATTTGGATCAGTGGTGGTGACACATTGTACATCAATCCAACCACAGACATGAGTTTGGATGTGACATATTGGGTGTTGTTGAGTGCAGGTTGTGTGAAGGATGCCTGCAACACAGTGTTCGCAGGACTAAGTGATGTAAATACCGTAAGATTCAAAACAGATGCAGGACCAGTCAGCAGTACACCTACATTTGATGGATCAGGCAGTGTGAACCAAACAGGCATAGTGATGAATTTTGATAGAACAGTGGAGCCCAGCACAGGACTGGTAAGAATATTTGACGCCAGCAACAATTTAATTGCCACAGTGGATGCCACAGATCCATCAGTGAGCATAACAGAGGTTTAAAGATATGGTCAGTAGAGTCACAATTAATACCAACAGTTTGAATGTGCCTTGGAGTTTGGGCACCACATACAGAATTGCTTTGGACGCAGGATTTGTGGCAGAACCTGACAACAACAGATCAGGCAATCCAGCTGTGAACAATTTGGTAACATTCACTACCAATGCCACAGGACCTACATTCAGCGCCAGTGTGCCCAGCAATGGTGCATTTGATGTGGTCAACAACACCAGCATTGTGCTCACATTCAGCAGAAATGTGGAAGCAGGTGCTGGCACAATCAAATTGTATCAGGCAGATGCCGCTGTGGACACTCTCGTATACACCTACAACATGAGTGATCCAGCATTTGTGACCATCAGCACCAACACCATCACACTCAAAACCACAGGATTTTTGAGAGCAGACACACCCTATTATCTTATCTTTGACAACAACGCCGTGAGAGATCTGGACAATTTCAATTATGCAGGCAGTAGAGCAGCCAAAACAGTCACTGCCAATGGCAACGCCACCACCAATAACACAGTGACCAAATGGGACAACATAGACAGTATAATTTTTGATGGTGTGGGAGATTATCTCTCAGTGCCCAGCAGTGCGGATTTTGGATATGGCACAGGATCATTTTTGATAGAAGCTTGGATCAGACCCACCACTGCCTCTCAGACCAGTGTGATTGTGGATCATAGACCCACTGCCACAGAAGGATTATATCCCACATTAAGATTGCAATCAGGAGTATTACAATATTACACCAACAGTGCTGTGAGAATCACAGGCACCACCATCACTCCAAACACTTGGACATTTGTGCAGGTGGCAAGATTTGCTGGCACCACCAGATTGTATGTGGGTGGGGTTCAAGTGGGTTCAGACTACACAGACAGCAACAACTACCCCACTGCCGCTGTGAAAATTGGTGTGAATGGTGTGGATTTGAGTGCAGGGTTTCAAGGCTACATGAGTGATATTAGAATATTAAAAGCACCCGTTGGTTTGCAAAGCATACCTACCAGATCTAGAGTGAATGATGAATACACTGTGTTGTATGTGCAGGGCGGCGTGGGCGATGTGAACAGTACCATTTTCTTTGACACACAGGAAGAATCATTGGGATTCCCCAGCTTGAGTGCCACAATGTCTATCACATCAACATTGGCACACACAGGCACTATTGCAATCAAAGAACCCAAACGAATCACATTGAATGGTGCAATGAATTTTGCTTTGAGTGCCAGCGGTATACTTTCTGTGAATAACATCACTGCAAGAACATACAGAGGCAATCAAATTAATACTTTATTTCCAAACAATTTGCCATATATAGAATCCAGCACTGCAGGAGATACCTATACCATTAATATTAGTACACCCAATGGATTAATTGGCACACAATCCAATGGCAGTGATGCTTTATCTACCTATACTTTCACAGGTACTTTGGCGCAAGTGAATGGAATTTTTAGTTCAATCAAATATTTGCCAGAATATAATCTTAATTCTACCACCACATATACCTATGAACAATATAAAAATGGTGTTTTGGAAGTGAGCAAAACAAAAAACATTACCTATGATGGATTAACAGCCACCAGCGTGGATTATACTTTTACATCCAGTGACACATGGATTCCTACATTTTTAGAAAAAAGATATAATGTAATGGATTATATTATAGTGGGTGCTGGCGGTGGGGGTGGATACAGCACTTTTGCCACCAGTCGCGGTCAAGGTGGAGGAGGAGGTGGAGGAGAAGAATTAATTTATACAAATCAAACCATTGCAAATCAATCTTATGCAGTTAGCATAGGTGCTGGAGGAATAGGTGGCAATGCGTTTGGTACTGCAAATCAAAACAATAACAGTAATTTAGCAGGTACTAATGGAGGCAACACTTCATTTAACAATCACACTGCCAATGGAGGATTTGGTGGAGGATTTGGATTGGTAGGAGTAAGAGGAGGCAATGGAGGCAACAGTGGCAATGGTAATCTTGGTGCTGTGGGAGTGTATAATGCTTCTTTAACTACTGAACCTTATTCAGGAGGTTCTGGGGGTGGAGCTGGTGGAGCCGCAGGTGCCGCAGATAGTTTTGATAGTAATCCTCCAGGAGCTGATGATTCATCCAGATCAGGATACAAAGGTCCAGGATCTGTGAATGGATTTGGAGTGGGCGGCAGAGGTGGATATGCAGATGGTGGTTCATCAAACGATATAAATTTTTCAGCTGGTTCTGGTGGAGCAGGCAGTTCAAGATCAAGTCGTTCCACAAATGGTTTTGATGGATTGGTAAAAATTACCATTCGTAATAATTAAAGTATGTTAAAAAAACTCATTGCAATCAGTCAGAATAGATACAACATCTGTCAAAAGTGTGATAGATTTGATCACACACACAACAAGTGTTTGGAATGTGGGTGCTTTATGCGTCTCAAAGTGATGATGCCCACAGCTCGTTGTCCCAAAAGTAAATGGTAAAAACTTTTTTCAACAATTTTCCACGATTTCTGACGATTTTTTGAGTTTTTGATAAATATGATTACTTCAGGCAACAAGGGTTGTCTGAGCATTCAGACAACTAACCAACAAGGAGACACAAATGTCAGCAGCCAGTAATTATACTGAAAATAAAGTTCTTGACCACGTGTTAAGAAATACTGCGTTCACACAACCATCTGGTTTACACCTTGCACTGTTCACAAACACATCAGGCAATGCCGCTACCAATTTAGAAGCGGGCACATTGACTGATGAAGTTTCTACAGGCGGCACAGCGTATTCTAGACAAGCAGTGACTTTCAATGCGGCAAGTTCAGGATCTGCCACTTCAGCAGCCACTGTGACTTTCTCAGCAGCCACTGCAAACTGGGGCACAATTACCCACGTAGCAATCATGGACGCGTCAACTTCAGGCAACGTATTATTCTACGGAGCAGTAACCACTTCAAAAACAATTGAAACTGGTGACACGTTCCAAGTTAGCTCAGGCAACTTAACCGTTTCTTTAGCGTAATACCTTTAAATTTTTTAGTGAGGGTGACTTCATACCCGCCCTCACTAGAATAACAGGAGTCACAATGGCCACCATCGTCACCAGAGCAAACAAAGGATCAGCACTCACTCATACAGAGGGTGATGCCAATTTTACCAATTTAAACAACGATAAAATGGAGAGTTTTACCCTAGCGGGAGACTCAGGCACCAGTCAAACCATACAGGGTGGCAACACTGTGACCATTTCAGGTGGCACAGGATTATCATCAGTGGCATCCGCCACAGACACCATTACCATTAATTTGGACAACACAGCAGTCACACCAAATTCATACACTTATGCCTCAATCACTGTGGATGCACAGGGTCGTATCACCGCAGCCAGCAATGGCACAGCACCCAGCAACATCACTGTGAGCGATGACACCTCAACCAATGCCACCAGATACATTGTGTTTGAAGATGCAACCTCAGGCACATCCACATCAATCAATGTGGCATCAACCAAATTGACATTCAATCCCAGCACAGGCAGAATCACTGCCACAGAACTCACAGGCAGTTTGAGAGCCTACAATGAAGGTGCCATCTATGATCTGGGCACCACAGGAGGCACCATTGCTCCCAATGTGACCAACGGCAATGTGCAAAAAATCACACTGAATGCCGCATTGACCATCAACGCATTCACCTCGCCAGTGGCAGGACAAAGTTTAACATTAATCATATTTGGTGGCACAGCTTACACCTCAATCACCAGCACAATGAAATTTGCAGGAGGCATCAAGACGCTGACTGGAACTGCATCGTGCATAGATATCTTATCTGTGTACTATGACGGAACCAATTATTATGCGTCGTTGAACAAAGGGTTTGCATAATGCCCCTGGGTGCTTCTAGATTAAATTCATTGGGAAGATTCACAGCACCCGCTGGTAGAACTGCTCTAACTATTACCACAGTGGGTAATGCACAAGTATCCACAGCACAAAGCAAGTTTGGTGGCGCCAGTTTGTTGTTGGATGGCGCAGGTGATTATCTCTATGCGGACAATTCTGCAGGCACATTGAGTTTTGGAACCAGTCAAAATTTTACTTTTGAAGCTTGGTGTCGTTTTGCAAACACCAACACATATTTTACTATATTGAGTGGTCCTGGACAAACCAGCAGTTTTATAGTACAAAGAGGCAATGATAATATTTTAAGAGTGGGCAGAACCAACACAGCGTGGGACGCCGCTTCCACATCAAACGCCACTGCTGCCAACACTTTTCAGCACATTGCTGTCAGCAGATCCAGCGGCACATTGAGAATATTTGTGAATGGTGTCAGTAGGCATTCCAGTGCCAATACTCAAGCATACCCTTGCGCATACAATTTGGGTGTGGGAGGAGATACTACTTATGGATCAGAATCTAATGGATACATGGATGAAGTGCGTGTGAGCAACATAGCAAGATACACTTCCAACTTTACACCCAGTGCTTCAGCATTTACCAATGATGCAAATACAGTATTTTTAATGCACGCCAATGGCACCAATGGTTCAACCACATTTACAGATGACAACGCATAACATATGGCAGATATAATTTACATAGAACAGGGGTATTATCAAGGTGATAATTATTACACCTACACAGCAGATGCCGCTGCCACATTAAATTCAGAAGCCACCATTTCATGCACCATCACCAATGTGAAAACATTGGCCTGTGATTTTCAAGCACTGTTCACACCATCTTTATCTGCGACCATATTGAAAAATCACACCGCAGTGTTGGACTGCACTGTGACACTGTTGGCAACCATCAGCAAAACTGTGGCCAACCAAAGCACATTGGACACCATTGTCACATTGAGTTTGCAGGGAGACAGGAACAGAGCTTTAGACAGCACACTCTCCTCTGCCTTCACACAATCCACACAAATTCAAAAAATTCTTAATATCAACAGCACACTTAACACACAATTTACTATCACTGTGAATGGTGATGTATTGGGTGCTGCCATAGAGGCTGCTGCCACATTGAACACTGAATTCACACAAACCACTCAGGTGAGCAAAACCTCAAACTCCACAGTGAGTCTGAACACTGAATTCACACATAGTGTCACAGCACAAAGATTCAGAGGCATAGAAAAAACCTTTATTGGTGAAGTGACCATTTTCACAGAAGTGGGCAAACTGCAAATCACTGCTTGTGATTTTGCCTCATTGTTCACACCCACAGTGACCTGTGTGGCATTGAAGAACCACACCGCAGTGTTGGATGTGGTGTGCAGTTTAAGCTGTGCGATTACCAAAACCACTGGTTATGTAGTGTCCGTAAACGCAGACAGCACAGTGTCTGTGCAGGTGAGTAGAACCAGATCCATATCTGAAACTCTGAACACAGAATTTAACCAAACTGTCACAGCAATCAAAACTGTGGTCACTGCTGGTACATTATTCACTGAATTCACACAGTCCTCTCAGATTACAAAAATTAAAAATGCTCAATCCAGCATTTCAAGTCAATCATCGTTAACTGCATCATTCTTTACATTTGTGAGCAAATGGGTTAACAGTCATAGACCCACGGCATGGGTTAGAAATGAAAATTACACTGCATTTGATAGTTCAATCAGAAAAATAGGATCCTACAGTTTAAAATTACGCAACGATGCAACAAGCACTTCAGATACCACACGCAGAGGATTGGCCTACACCACAGAACCAGCCAACATTAACACCACTGGAGATTTTGCGTTTGAAACTTGGTTTTACATAGAATCACCCACTACAATAGGTACATTTCATCTTGCACATACTAATAGAACTGCATACGTAAATGATATCACCTACACTGGCGTCACCACCAGCAGTACCAACATATATTGGAATATTCAATACTCTCATTTAGGAGGTATAGCAGTTTATTTTAGACCTAGCAACACAACTTATTCAGTTAGTATGGGGTCATATTCCCCTTTTGCATTTGATGTTTGGAATCACATAGCATTTCGCAGATTGAGTGGTGTGCTACAGGTATTTTTAAATGGCACAAAAATTTCTGGTGATGCCAACAATGGTGGGTACACTCAAACTGTGTCATCAGGTTATCTGGTATTGGCCAACAATCAAGCAAGAACAGCAGGCACTGCTGCCAAATCTCAATACTATGATGGTTTGATTTGGAAACAAGGAGATGGCACATTGTCTGGTTGGAGCAATGGCAACAGTGCTCCTACTCCATTGTTGCCCAACAATGACGATGTGTACACTCTTACTTTAAACAATTTTGATAACAATTTAGATGACACATTAAGTTTAACACTGGATGCCATAGCCTCATTGAATGCCACTGCCACTGTCACTGCTCTAGCAGGCAAATCCACCACAGCACAATCCACACTGAACACTCTATTCACTGTGTCAGCCTTAATTGGTAAGATTCAACCTGCGGCAGCCACGTTCAATTGTCAAACAAGTTTGAGCATTACTGTTACCAAAATAAAAACATTGGCGGCAGATCTCAACGCAGATGCACAGTTCAGTGCAAGTATAAACAAAACCACTGGATACACTGCTGACATTCAGAGTGCGTTCACACTCAACAACACCATCACCAGAATCAAAACATTACAGACTGAATTCTCTGCTGTTGCTTCCAATTTGGCTGTGGTAGCCAGAATTGGTCAAGGATTGATCACCATGGACTCAGTGGCTCAGATCACTGCTGTGATTAACCGCACAGCCGCTGCTGAATCCAATTTAAGCACACAATTTGGCATCACAATCAATGCTGAAAGAATAAGATTTGCAGATTCTAGTTTCAGTGTGATATCCAGTCTAAATGCGGTGAATTCACGCATTAGAGCTCTAAATTCCGCTCTGAATGTGGAGTTTGCTGTCACTGCCTCCAACAGCAGAATCAGAAGCACTGCCAGCACACAGAACACACAATCAGAATTGGTTTGTCAACCATTGCCAATCAAAAATGCCATCAGCAACCAATCTGCCCAATTTGTTCAAACCACTATTGAAGAAAGAATCAGAAACAACACTGCCACATTCAATACCATTTTCACACAGCAAAGCAGTGGTATCATAGCAGTGGATGCTGTGGCTGATCTCAACAGTGAGGCACAATGCACCATCACAGTGCTGAGAATCAGACCTGGTGTGGTGGTAATGGCAGCTGTGGCTGTGAACCTCACAGCGGTGGCCAAAACTGGAGCAGGATTGGTAACCATTCAAATTCAGTCACAATGCACCACCACAGCACAAAAAACCACTGATATTCTATTGAATGCTGCCAGCACTGCACAACTGACCAGTGTGGCGGAAAGAATACAGCAGGGTGCGGCAAATATTAATGGTCAATTCACACAGATTGCAAATGGCATATTGAGCACAGATGTCACAGTGAATCTAAACACCATATTCAGCACCACTACAACCGCACAGAAAACTGTGAGAGGGATTGCAAATATCACATCCGCAGGCGGGTTTGTAATGGCCATCACAGCCATCAGAAATGGCGAAATAATTATGGTCACGCAGACCAACATTGTGACATCAGCGGACAGACGTCGCAACACTGGTGCTAACTTTACTAATTCTTTCACTGTGAACATATTGGCTGGCAAAGCTGTGGTGACACAGTGTGTGATGAATGTGACTGTGACACAAAGTATCACAGCAGGCGTGCTGAGACTGGATGACATTGTATTGTACATCAAAACAGAAACCAGATCCTACAGCATAAATAATGAACAGAGATCCTATGCCATACGCACGGAAAATAGGATCTACACCATAGAGGAATAACACATGAGTATCAACAGAGGCGGATTCATAGAAACAGCAAACGGCGTGGAGATCTCCAAGGATCCCGCAGCCACACTGACCTACACATTGGATTGGACCAATTGGTTGGAATCAGGACAAACCATATCAAGTTCCACTTTTACAGTGGCAGCCAGACGCAACGATCCCACACCACCCACCATAGTCACACAGGGCATACAGTCAGGTGTAAGAACCTATGTGCAATTGAGTGGCGGTCAAGTGGACAAAGTGTACATCGTGAGCTGTCAAATCACCACCAACACAGGATTGATAGACAAGAGATCATTCCGTATGCTGGTGGAAACAAGGTTTGCTTAAAATGCGATCTGATCAAAAGAAATTGGATTGTTTGGCCAAAGAAATACACATAATTAAAACCAATCACCTCCGTCACATGGATGAACGCATCAAAGTTTTGGACACACGCATTGAAAAAATGGACCAAAGATTATGGGCCATATTGATCATATTGATTGGTTCAGTTCTGGTGGGAGTGCTCAAATAGCACACATAAGTACGGGATGAAGAAACCACTCACCCGTGAACAAATACGCGAGCATCTTAATCGTTTGGCCATCATGAAGGATGTCAAAATCAACAAAACCATCAATCCCACTGTGCCACCAGTGCTACGCAAAATCCTACAAACCAAAAAACGCTGTGAAGATTGCCCACGCATTGTGAAAAACCGTGTGATAGAAGCTCATGTGGTGTTCTATCCTGTGAGACATTGGTTGCAAAAATGCAACAAATGTGATGCTCATTTTAATCATCGCACAGGTCGCTATGAACTCAGCTGGCAGACAGCACACAGTCAAACACTCACAGATATTGGTTATCACAAAATGCAAAAACGCTTGGACACCAAAAAACCTTTGACCCTAGAACAACAGCGGGATCTACAACTGTATCGCAATCAATTGCAGAGTCAACGAGCCAAGATTCAACTCAAATCAAAAAAAGAAGATAAATAATACTGCCCTGAGAAGTGATGAATGGTTGGGATAAGGCTGTCACCTTTCCTCTCAATTCTCCTAGAAAAGCACACTTGTGTCCTCTCAATGGGTTTTTAAAATGGAGTGCGATGAGCAATCTGACCGCTATGATATTTTGGAAACACGCTGGCATACACAAGAAGACTATCACTACCTCCTATATGACATAGCCATATGTTAAGTTCCTTGCTTTTTGAACACCCCTTGGGGCAACCGCAAACCAAGATTAAACTCCCCACAACTGAACCTGAATAAATAAATATATCAAGGCTCATATAGGCAACCCATACATTCTGAAACAACTGCACACAAGAGTTTAGATCACTCTCTGAATTGATCAGCTATGGTTGTACCGCGTCACAGTTAGGCGTCTGACTGTCTAAACAAATGAGCAGTGATGTTGATGCACTTTGGAAACTTTTGTGCATCATACTTTTTACACTATGACTTCAAGTTCAGCAACTCACCTGCTGTGTAAAAAGACGGAAGTGGTCTCCCTAAACAGGTTGGTTAGATATGCAAACCCTTAACCATAATAGATTGATGCAGTGAGTCTCTAAGAGAGAACTTTGGTATTATTTTACTAAAAGTTCTCTTGTTTCAAAGGCAAGGGAGGAAGAGGAAACAAAAAAGATATCAAAACAAAAACTTCGCAAGAAGTTTTTAATACGAGCGTTTAGCTCGTATTCATTCAATCACTCAGAATAATCAAAATAGTTCTGACTCACTTGACACAATAATCTATCAGAAAGTATAATACACTATGGGTAAAAGGAAAACTGCACACAAAATTAAGGATCATTCTGATTGTGAACTGATATTGCTGGAAAGAACCTACAATAGGGTGAATCGTTGGGAATTGAGATGTGAAACACATCGCAATCACATTCAATGGTTGAGTGGTCCACAAGCAGAACTCATATGGGATATGGTGCGACATCGTCAACTACATTCCAAACGGGATCCATGGTAACCCAGCCACAATGGATCACTGCACAACCAGCTCTCCATAAATATCCAGCACTCACTGTCGCACATGATGCGAGGTAGTTTCTTGCCATTCTACCTTCCACAATGAGTGTGTGAATCAGACTAAATAATCATACTCAATCAACAGAGGCAGAGCAACATAAGCTCGTAAAGCAATTATGGTCAAACACGCAGACGACTTGCACACTCCTGGCAAAACAGGACCCAAACCCAAACAATTGGAACCCATCACACACAAGCAGGGTATTGCTGTGGGTCGTGACAATCTGGTGATAGATCCCCAGGACATTCAGAAGCTTGCCGCTTTGGGGTGCAATCTCAAAGAAATCTCAGACTTTTTTGGTGCCAAACCAGACACCATCAAACGCAATTTTGCGGATTATATACAAAAAGGACAATCTGAGCTGAACATCAGTCTAAGACGTGCCATGATCCATAATGCCACACAGAACATGAATGCCACCATACAGATTTGGCTGAGCAAAAATATGTTGGGCATGAAGGATGAGCCCACACAATCAGATGATCAGAAACCCTTGCCTTGGGTGGAACGCAAACTCCCACAGGAGGCCACAGCACAAATTGGCAAAACAAGTGATTTACAAATCAAAGTATAAATGTTATTATCAAATATGAATCAAATATTACAAGAATATCAAATCACCCTAAATCAACTGTGTGATATCTACAATCACATACATTACAAATTAAAAATGCAGTATGGTGACACGTGGAGCAAAAAGGCACCAGAGCACACAGAACTGTGGAAGAAACATCTACACCCCATCACACATCAGGAGATGCGTAAGATGTTGCTGATGTTTGCAGAAGTGATGGAGGACAGACCAGATGTGTTTTCACCCAAATTCAAAGAAGTGATTGCCATTTGTGCTCATCTCGTGGTGACTCACGAATCTCAAGCCTATCTTAAAAAAGACCGCTCAATGCCTTTAGACAACTGCTTGGACTGTGAGCATCATCTGTACAATGGCAGAACACACAGAACTTGGTTCTACATATTCATCATGGAGATGTATGATTTCTTCAAACAGATGAAAGATCCAAAATTTTATTCTGAAATCAGCAAACAAGCTGTGATGCGAAAACTATTTGAATTCCGCCATGGCCATCAAAAAGACTAGAATACCCTATCAAGCCCGTGCCACAGAGAGGTTGGCCAGAGATCTAAATCACTGTGACAATTGCGGTCATCTCAAACATTGTGACACACATCTTTGGGGCACACAGCTGGGAGGAGATTTGGTTACCACGTACACCAAATTCATGCCCAACTACTATATGATCTGTTTCACTTGTCAATGTGCCAAATGCAAAGGTTCACAATGAAACACAGACACCTCAGCATCAGAGAATGTCACAAAGTGATGGATTGGTATCAATCCAAATATCGCACACTGTGGGCAATAGAATATCCAGCAGTGCATTGGCCAGAAAGATTGGATTGGTGTCAGGTGGCACAAGCAGAGCTGTCACTGAGAAGCAGATTGAATCACACAG